CCCCTCTTCCCAGATCGGAAGAGGGGGTTTTTTGTTCGTCGTGTAACCGATGCCAAGATAAGGGAAGATACACTAAATGCAATAAATGCAGTGGTAGATATGATCCAAATGGGTCTATAGATGCGCATCCAGAAGATTATTGCGACTGCAAAAACGGAGTTCTGCGTTGGAGAACCCAAGAGGGTAAGTTGATTATGACTAGATTTAAATCTAATCCTTTTGCTGGCAAGGTAAAGTATCTTAAGCAGAGTGAGGATGAAAGAGACTGGGACTCATATGTAAAAGATATGAGAGAAAAAATGAATGACCCAAATTGGAACCCTATAACAATAGTAGATGAAGATTAATATGTCTAAATCAGAGATAGGCAGAATGGCTGTCAATAACACTGTTTTGATAGAATATCAAACAGACAATGGTAAAAGTAATTTTTTTATTCAATCTGGCATTGCAGGTTTTTATGCTAGTGAGCCTGAGTTACGTGACCTATTCGGTTTGTTAAGCTACTATTACAATTTAGATACTGTAAATAATACAGTAATTAGTGTAAACTAGGAGACAAATGAACTGGCCAAGACTTGAAGACGATTTCATGGAGTATGGAAACACTGGATGGATTGCTCTAGGCGAAGGTAAATATAAAAATATTCATACTGGTTATATCATGGATGAAAACGGAACGATATTTGATCAACAAGGAAACATAGTTTCAGAAATAGAAGAAAATTAATAATGATATTAAAAGATATTAGGGAAGTTGATGACTTCCAAAGGATTACATTATCTGAATTTAGTTATTCAAGAATAGACACATACGAAATGTGTCCATCGAAGTATTTTTATTCCTACATAAAAAGAGAACCCAGAATGTTTTCAGCTCCTGCGGTTCTTCGGGAATATTGTTCATGGCGTTTTAGAGGATCATGTCTCATCTACTGATGTTTTAGATCTAGATAAGATGAAGTCTTCTTTTGTAGATCATAAAAACACTTTAGATCCAAACTCAGAAATAACTGAAGAGTTAAATCAAGCTGGTCTTCAAATTTTAGAAGACTTTTATGATATATATGATGGCAGAACTTTTGATGTTTTTGATAAAGAAATGGGATTTAACTTTGTTTTAGGAAACTATTTAATGATAGGCTATATAGACAGAGTAGATGTAGTAGGCGACACAGTTGAAATAGTTGATTACAAAACTGGAAAACGTGAAGTAGCACAAAAAGATGTGCACAATAATTTGCAGCTTGGAATCTATGCACTAGCTGCCTCAATAGCTTTTCCCGATAAGCAAATTAAAGCATCTTTGCATTACCTAAGATCTGGAAGAATTAAAAGTCACGAGTATTCTAAAGATGATTTAGAAAATGTAAAGCAAATGCTTATTGAAAAAATTAATTTAATTATGAATGACTTTAATTTTACCCCTACAAAGAATGAAAGAGTATGTTATTTCTGCGATCACGCCAAGTCAGGTGCTTGCGCTACTGGGGCAGCTAGATTAAAAAGATCTAAACAGGGATAGTAAAAAGCCCCTGGTTACCCAGGGGCCATATCTAATATATATATTGTATCTAATTAAAACTGGGCTACTGGATTATCCAGGCCAGAAGCAACGATATCAAAGTCGTCAGAATCAACGACTACCTTGATTGCGTCTTCGTGAGCAAAACCAAGAGTTGTCAAGTCGTCAATAACTGACTCGTTGATGCTCTGGCGCATGCTGTTGAAAATGCTGGTTGCGGTTGTCATATTTTTCTCCTTAAGTTTGAATTTATATTTGTTTTTTTATAAAATATAAAGTATAATGTATTAACTTGACACACAAAGGATAGCAGATTTATGGTAGCAGGCGCAAATCCAAAAGATTTTTTCTTGGAAAGATCTACAAAAAAAACTCCGAACTTTTCCAAAAAAGCAAGCACCACTATAGCATCTAAGGATTCTTCTGCGCAAAAAAAGGGAAATGCTTACAGGCATACTAAGTCTGGTTATCGAGAAGATTTAGACATGAATATGAGATCAAACTGGGAAGCTAACTTCGCTAGAATTTTGAATCGGTTATTCAATCAAGTTTGAGTTTGAACCAAAGGTGTTCACTTTCCCAATAAAAAGGGGAACCAAAGGTTACACTCCAGATTTTTATCTAACCAAAACAAAAGAGTGGCTTGAAATAAAAGGTTACTTAGATGATAAAAGTAAAATAAAATTAAAAAGATTCAAGAAATATTATCCGCTTGAATTTGAAAAATTAACTTTTGTCATAAGCAAATATTCAGCGGAAGCTATTAGATTTGCAATTGAGTTGGAGATACCAAGGGTAATTTTTTACGAAGATATACGCAACGAGTACGCTGCAAAAATTTCAAACTGGGAAGGTAAGTAATGGCTTCTTACAAAGAGCAATATTATAATTTAGAAGAAGAGGAAATGCAAAGGTTAATCCAGGAGGCAAAGAATGGTTCTGGTAAGGCTAAAGAAGAGTTACTAAAAGTTTTTAATAACTTTTTAACAAAATATGTAACGATGTTACATGTGGGCAAGTATAGCTTTAGCGACTATGACATTAGAAGATTTATGTCATTGTTTGTAAAAGATACTTTTGTGCGTTATGCTCTAATGAAAAATAAGCTTAATCAAGCTGGTTACAAGCATGTAAATGAATCCATAAATGGAATCTTATACATGGTTAAAAGATACTGTACTGAAGAAGATGTCCAACAGACGGTCAGGCTCACATTCTTTCAATGCATAACAAGGTATGAAAGGAAAGATTCAGAGAAGGGCCCAATACCATTTAGCGCTTTTTTATATAGTTATTTTTTGTACCTTCTTAAAAAGAACGTAGATACAATGTTGATAAATCAACTTGGCAGAAAGTCGTTCCCGCTCTTGACGCAAGATGATTTATTTAATGATGGAGAAACAGAAGACACTGCTAAAGGAGGAGCATATGTAGACACTCTGGAGTATGCTACAGTTGATACTCCATTCAACAACGACGTTAATGAATTTTGGGTTCTAGGTGAAGGTGTTAATGATTTATTTGGTAAACTTTCTTTGCAGGAAAGACAGCTATTAAAGTGGAGATATATAGATGGAAAAAGGTCTTCTGAAATAGCAATAAAAATTACAGAACATCCTAACACAGTTAGGGAGCACCTAACAAAAATAAGAGATAAAATAGAAATAATGCTAGATGAACCACGGAATGGAAGAATATAAGGTATTATTGAAGTCGTATTTCTCTAAGAAGGATGATAAAGTAGACGAGGACGATGAATAATTATTCTGTTAACACAAAAGATTTTTTTGATAAAATATCTAACATGGTTACACCTCAACTCCAGGAGTTGATTAATGCGATTTCTTCTCAAGAAGAACTAAATAAATACTATGTAGAAATTCCAGACCCAAATTATGTTGATTTAGGTATCAATGATATAGCTTCTTTAGTAGCAAGATCATCCAATGTTTATGGGAGAGCTGCTAGATTTGCTGGCATTGCAAGATCACAGCATAAGCTCCTAGAAGCACAATACAAACGAGTATATAAGGCTAATAGAATTGGCAAGAATGAGGCAGAGAGAGAAGCTGCAGCTGCAGCAGCAGCTGATTCTGAATATACATCTCTAGCTGCGGTAGAGGCAGTTGTTGAGTTGGCAGAGTCTATGGAGTTAGCAGCAAGAATTTCATCTGAGTCAGCTAGAAAACTAATGGATAAAATGCAGGCTATGCAAGTGGCATCTGCTAGAGAAGAAAAAGGTTTCTTTTCTGAAAAAGACTTTACACCATACTGAGGAGAGTTATGTATATAGGTCATTACAAGGCTGTTAATTCGGCTAATGAATTCTTTTCACAAAAAAGAAAAGATTTAAATTTTCCAACACAGATAGAATATAAAGGGGAAAGATATTCTTTACACGCCACACATATAGCTTCAACTAAGCTACAAGAGAATAATATAAAAAATAGATCAAAGGAACTAGGCATTCCTTTTGGCGTTAAGCTGGCCTAATTTGAATATAGAAGTTTTTTGTGACGGAGCTTCAAGAGGGCAGGGGCAAAAAAGATTCGGGGAAGCAGCATGTGCTGTAGTTGTGTATAAAAATAAAAGAAAAGTAGTTGAATTTGCCAGAGGCCTTGGAGCAAGGACTAACAATGAAGCTGAATACGAAGCTGTAATTACGTCTCTTTTAATATGTACAATGTCTGAATTTGTTGACCCAATCATTTATACTGATTCTGCTGTAGTTGCAAACCATGTAAATCAAAAATGGATTTGCAAACATCCTTCATTGGTTCCTCTTCTGATGACTATAGAAGAAATAAAATCTGAGTATAGATTTAGATTGATTCAAGTGCCAAGGTTGCTTGTAGCGGAAGCCGATGCCTTAGCGAATCAATTTTTGAACAATCTAGAAATAAGAAAAGAAAACATCTGATCCAAGTGCTATACTGGAAGCTATGAGCGAAATTAAAAAGAATAGCCCTATAATTATAGGTTTAGCAGGGAAAGCTGGATCTGGTAAAACCAGTGTAGCTGAACACATAGTCCCTAAAGGTTCAATTGAAATCATTAAAGACAATACAAAATGGGACCACATATTTTATGCCCTACCATTGTACGAAATGGCTTCAATTAAAAAGAATACAAAAGGATTGAGAGAAAGTTCTAGAAAACTATTTGCTTTACACGATGTTTTGTATGATGTGTATGGTGGGTCTTCTCTAGGGACTATCCCAGATTATCCTGAGTTTGTT